TTTTGCTCATCGACGTTACCTTTGACGATATGGCACTTGCCGTTTTCAAAGGCGTCGCACGATTCACAGGTTGGATAAAAATTATATCCTCGTACATATTTTAGCTCGCTTTTGGTCCATTTTTTTTTAAGCCCTTTCAAAAATTGCTCCTTTTCTGTATATTAAAGGAACATTGTATTATTCAATTTTCTCTATACGAGTTGATGGGGGCTATCGCCCCCTGTTTTATCGCTGATATTTCACATACAGCTTTTTTTGCGACTTAGCGGCAATTTTAGACCCTTTTGAAGGAGGATTGGCCGATTGCGGCTTTCCTAATATCTTCTGCTGAATCTTTTGCGCTTTGTCGTCATTTCTAATTGCTATAGGCATCAATATTTCTCATTGCTTCTTTCTTTGCGCATTTTACGAACATCATCACCGATTTGTTTATCAACGCCGCGTATAGTATCATCAAGAGAGCCCTTCATTCCTTCAGCGTAGGAAGGATAGTATTTATGTATGCATTCTTGCGGTAAATTTGCAGGGGCGCTGTGATCTTCGTGGATCATCATTGAATCTTCATACTGACGTCTTTTTTCGGCGTCTCCTGCATGAGTTATATGTTCTTTTTCATAATACTTTGCCATGCCTTCGCCCTCGTCCATACGGTCGCGAACACTTTGTTTGTATCGTTTTGCCATTATATTTCTCCTTGTTGTTGTGATAGAAATTGCAGTCCAGGGCTTTCTCCCTGCTGCAAGGCTGCTTCGCCCCTATCTACCATTGCCTGACCTTGCCTATTTTCTTTTCTTTCTTGATTAGAAAGTTCCGTATGTTGGCGGACAGTATCAACGATTTGCAGGGCCTTAATAATTTGATCCAAATTCATTCCTTCTAATTCTTTCGCCGCTTTGACCATGTCAAGAGCCGCATTAGCGTCGTCTTTTTGAGCCTCTGCTTCGCGTTCTTTAGCAAGTGCCTGATTTTCCATAATTCGCGACGCTCTTTCGTATCCAAGTCCTGTATCGGCAACGGCCCTTGCATTGGCCAGATTGATTTGAGACTCCAACTGCTGCATTTGTAGTTGTTGTTGCTTCTGCTGCGCTTGCTGCGCGGCTTGTTGTTCTTTGCTGATATCTTCGATGAGCTCTTGTTTGTTTTGCATAGTAGACGCTTTAAGCAGCGTATCGTTGGGAACGGGAACGCCAGCTTCGCGGAGCTGGAGGAGCTGCGCAAATTGCATTTGTTTTTGGGTTGTGGTGTTAAGGCCTTCCTCAACCTCACAGTCGTATTTTCCGAATGCTTTGGAGTAAAATTCATCTGTTGGTTTTTCATTAATTATCTTTCGTATTTTTCCGGGTGTAAAATTATTTTGAATTAACGACAAGTAAATATTGCCAAGAAGCTTTTGCGAATAATCTAATTGATCAAAAAGCACTTGAAGGGTAGTAAGTCCAGCTCCTTGCCTAAGCATCGACAATATACCAGCTTTATCATCATCGGCCATGCCAAGAAGCTCTTCATTAACGCCTGATATCTGCTGTATTTCGTTTCCTAGGAATTCTGACAGCTGTAACATTGAAGGCGGTACTTGCGGAGGTGGAATTTGTGAAATATCGCTCATCTGCGCTTCTTCTTTAAGCGCTATACCCCTTCCTTGACCGTAGAGATAGATATCTTTTGGGTTTACAAGAGAGTTTTCCTTAAAAATCCAGCCAGTAGTGACTTGCGACTCAAGCATATCAAGCTCAATAACGCGCCGTCTGTTGTAAAGATATTGCGAATCGCGAAGGTTTCTAACAACACCCTGAATCCGATCAGGAAAATAAGGCATTTGTGGGTTATAATAGCCCATCACTGGTACAAACGGGTAATGATCAATGTTTAGCGGGTTTGGGCCGTGATACATGATCTTATCTTGCACCGAAATGCCAAGCCGAACGGTAGGTATTTGCGTCTTTATCGTGGTCACTTGAGGAAAATCTTTCATAAACTGCTCAAAATCTTTTTTTGAGCCTTTCCATTCCATCGTCTCACCGCTTTGAACGTCTACTATTAGCGTCTGTTCACGATAATCGCGGTACCAAAACTCATCGTAGGTTAAAAGATTCTTCATGCCGTAGTTATAGCTCTCTGGCATAAACTGAAATCTAGCGTCGTGGTATGGAACAGGTTCCATTGCGGCGATTTCTTCTGCTCTGTCTGGCAATAAGCTAATTATTTGCTGATGAGAAAGCCATGAACGGCGCCAAATAAAGTTGCAATCGCTAAGGTCTTGCTTACGAAAGAAGGGATCAATGATAAAAGAATTATACGCTAGATTATCAAGCTTGATGTCACCTGAAATAGGATCGCTATTATAATCCATGTAAACGCTAAGAAGATTAAGGCCCGTAACACAAGCTCCATGGAAAGAATTTGAGATAGTCTGATAGGCACTTGAGTTTCTGTTAGCCCAAAGCAGCGCTTGAGAAAGTTGATTAGCTGTTGTTTCATTGCCTGTCTCCACTGGTATAACAACTGTTGATTTACGATTGCGCCGTTGATAGCCCGTAATCATGTTGATGATTCGGCGTATCCTGTTAAAATTAAATTGACGCTTACGAAAAGCAGGCAAATTCCCATAGATATCATTCCAAAGTGTTTGATCGCCCGCTTCAAACCGGGTGTCAATGTCCGCTTCCGACCAGAAGGACTGATTAATGGTAATACTTTGCGCGTAGTAATATTCCATCATGTCTTTAAGAGCTTTGTCTTTCTCAGTGTAATAAGTAGGTCCTAGTTGCGGAAATGCATGCATGCTCATATAGGTAATTTAAGGGGTAGCGGTTCATGATCTTGTTTGAAAAAATCGGGCAAGTTGTGATGATTGCCGTATATTGCTTCGTAATATTGGCGTTCACGCTCTTCAGCGCTTAAGCCGTCACGGGTTTTAGGAAGGGATACAGCAAGATAGCGAAAGCTGTCTGCGAAATGAGAAGACCAATCGTGAAGAGGATTATTCTTATACACTTTGCGCTTACTGTCATATTCCCGCCTGTAGTTTTCTAAAGCATTGATAAGCTCTGAACACTTCGTTTCATCGACCCACAGTTTACTAAACAAAGTTTTTGAAGCTTCGATGCCATCGGCTATCGAAACATCGTTTGACAGAGTAAAGTGAATGCCCAGCTCTTTTGCTTTTTCCAGTCTTGTTACGCCGCTTCCAAGCTCTCTGACTTTGATGTCGTGTGGTGCTATATGTTTTCCGTAGTTGTAAGGTTTTGAGCTTAAAACTTTTGCATAATGTTCTAGCCCTTGAGAATGGTTTTGATAACAGTCAATAATACGAACCGTTTGACCAATCACTTGAAAAAAAATAATTGATGTCGAATCCCTCATACCAAGGTCCCACGCCGTATGCACAAGAAAACCGTTCTCCCACGGAACAACGCCAATCCGCTTGTCAACGCGAAGCTGATCGATGTATTTAGCGTAATAAGAGCCTTCTACGCCTAGGTCAAATGAAGTGTAATATTCTTGCTGAATGAGATCATCGCTCATGATTCCTTCTTGGCGCTCTTTTTCAATCTCAGAGAGCGGGATATGGCCGGTGTCTTCCACGCTTAGCTTAATGAGATACCAATCAGGACTGACCTTAGCAAGCTCATAGAGCGCGTATAGATGGTTTTTTCCTCTTGGTGTAGAGATAAATAAAGCCCAGCCCTTATTTGCCGTTAGAATCGGTCTAATGTATTGATAAGCTCTAGGGTCTTGAAGCGCGTATTCTGAGAAGACAACGCCGCGTGGATTTGTTCCAACAAGCCTATCGAAGTTGTCAGAGCCCACCACTTGAAAGATTGAGCCGTTTTTGTAGCGAATTTTCATTTCTTGCTGATTCATCGATTCGACCCATTCTTTAGGGAAGAAATCAAGCATACGAACGCCTTCAATTGTCATACTGTCCCAGATGACTTTGCGGCCTTGAGAGTATGTCGGGAAAACGTAGTAATAAACGCCTGGCGTCTTTTGCATCTCTCTAATGACATAATTTAGCGCTGTGATGTCTTTGCCGGCCCTGCGCGGTAATATTGCTAAGACGCGCCGAAAACCCTCATCTAGAGCAGCTAAAATCGGCAATTGATAAGGCCGTGGCTTAAAGTTTCTAAGCGTTCTATTTGTTTCTATGTTCATCAGACTTCTTTATTGACGGGTCCATAGTCTTTTGTCTTTTCATTAAATTGTTAGCGTGAATCTTCGCGAAATCACCTTCCAGCTGTTCTTTAGAGTAATCTTCAGAAAAGAGAGTAGCTACGCCAAGTGCTATATTTCGCTCTAAGTTTTCTGTCTGCTCAGACTCTTTAAGATATTCATCGTACATGCGCAAGTATCGTATCAACGAAGCTTTGAACGTGTTTTCTTGCAAAGTTTTGCTGTTTAGTATCTTATCGACTAAAATACATTTAGCGTAAAAAAACGTATCGTTTAGCGCTGAATAAGTATTGATCAAATAATCAAGCTTTTGTTTTGTAAGCTTTCTTTTTGTAGCGTACTCAGTGAGAAAGAATTGCATTAAAGAAAGTGAGTCATCTTTTAGAGCCCATTTTATTAACTCATCGCAAATTTCTACTAATTCTTCTTTTGTATATTTCATAGCATCCCCTATCTGATAGCTATCAAATAAATATTTTAGCCGCTAGAAAAAAACAACTGAACTATCTAAAATTGAAAGATTTCGAATTCTTGACATGGCGTATGGTTCGCTTGCATAAAGTCGAATGCTTCAAGAGCTCTTTGTAAGCTTGGGAAGTCAAACAGCATAACTTCGTAATCATTCGTTTCATAAGCGTTCCTATCAACGTAAATTTTTAATCTAAGTAGCGTTTTGTTCTTCATAACAAATTATTTTAATTCCTTCGTATTCACCGTAGCATTTAAAGCAATCTTCATAAGCCCAGATTAGTTTGTCATCTTTCCAAATTACGCCGTTAAAACAATCTTCGTAAAATTTAATTAAGTTTGACAAATCGGGCTTTTTTGTCATATAATGTGAGCTATTTTTTTTTCGAAGAAAATAAAAGGAAAAGTGAACAAGCAGTGGAATATTAAAAGGCTCAAGATTTGGATTAGCTGCTTTAAACGCGTAACGCAGCTCTTTTTTTAGTCTAGATTGCGGGTCAAAATAAATCTTACCGGAGCGCACGGGATTTACTCTAGCAATTGGCTTAGCGTAAATGTCGTATCTGAATAGCTCTTGCTTCATACTTTTATAAATAAGTCTGAGCAAATATTTAGCGCTAGAAAAAAACAACCAAGCTTATTGTAAACGGGTGAAAAATTTGAAATTAGGATAAATGTTTAATGTTTAAGAAGTTGAGCAAATATAAATAGGGTGGAAAAAAGTAAAAACGCGGAAATTTATTGTATCCGGTTTACAATAAATATAGACGTGTTGTAAACTTGTACTTAGAAAATAAACAATAAAGAGGGAAAAGTAAATATTATGCAAACAAAAACAAATTACTTAGAAAAATTCACAAACAAAATCAATAACTTCATCCCTGATTTAGATTTTTTATACTTAGTTTACGAAAAAGCTAATATTGAACCTGCACCAGCCTGTTATGAGATTGAAATACCCGAAATTAAAAACGCTTTGTCTTTTTATGAATATGAAAAAAATGATTTAACAAACAAATGTTTAATAGATAAGATAGAAGCTGATACTTTTCACTATCAACTAAACGACTGGTTTTACAATTTTATAGCTTCACCAGATTATTTTAATGAAATTTTGCATGAAATAATCGATATTAAAGATACAAACTTTTATGGGATTTGCGCTGAAGCTCAAAGAAGATGGCGACAGCGAATTTATAACGCGGTTCGTGAAGTGTTGCTTGAAGAAACTAAAGAAATTGAAAGTTAATTATAAAAAGAAGAAAGTAAAGATTCTGATTTTAATAAATGGTAAACAAACTATTTAAAAGTCAGGTTCATCATTAACATGGCTTTTATCGTTCTCAAGAATTTTAAAAACTTTGCTAATAACTAATTCTTCAATCTTTTTAGCAGTTTCAAAAGGCAACTTATAGCATTTCAAATACCCTTCCCCAGATCGCTGAGCAGGAGGAAAAGCTTTTAAATCCCCCGTTTCTTTATCTCTTGAAACGACGTATAAAAATTCAAGCTTATCGTTGATTCGAACGTTTGCAAAACCTTCGCGATTGTTATGCGGGTCAGGTATGAATCTATCAAAATTTACTTCCATAATATGAATTATACAAATTATTTTATTTTCTTCAATTAATTTTTTGAACAAATCGCTTGTCGGACTTTTTTTAAGCCTCAACTTTCATGCTTTCGTCCCTTTTTATCAAAAACCTTCATATTTGCCCTGTATTGAATTTTTACCCTTTAGCAGTATGTTCATATTACTCACCTCATTTTATTTCATTCACGGCCATTTAAACGCCCTTGTGATCAATTTAAATTCGCTAGTTCAATCAAACTTTGCAATTTCCCTAATCTTTGCGCTCATTCCACCACTTTTCAAAAATTTCCTGAAAAGTCTCAGTCGGCATGTCGTAGGAAATTGACTCTCTCGACCCGTATTTCTGCTTCAAACAGCTTTCTAAAGCCTCAAAATGCTTCCAACCATACTTTTTGCGGCAATTTTTCCATGCACATTCTCGGTTTTTGTTGTAGTTTTCCCAACCATTTTTTGGCGTAAAGCCTGTTTTTTCTATGTCGTTTCGTTTGCGATACTGCTGCAAATACTTCCCAAAATCCTTCCTAAACTTCGCCGTTTTCATTGGCAAAACTCCCTTTTCTTGCCAAAAACTTTTTGTAAACAACCAATCAATCACAGGCTTAACCTCTTCAATGTCAACGCCGTCTTTGTCACACAGCAACCGAATCTCATTCGCTTCTTTGCTCATGTCAGGTTTTTTTCTAGGTATTTTAAGCTCATCAACCTTTTCGTGAAAATAATTTGCGGTTTCCATGTGTTTTTCTTTTATCAATTCTTTTTTTGAAAATTTAGAGGGAGGTGGAGCGTTAGCGACACCAGGCGGCGGCCCATCCGCCGCTTTTTGTATATCTAATTTATTAGATATATTTTTCTTATATATCTTAGTAATTATATCACCGGACAAATGGGTCTCATCCCGATCGGACACGTTTGTCCGTAGGAAAAATTTTTTTAATTTTTCAAAATCTTCCGGCATGTAAATTCTACGGAAAGTCTTGAAATTAAACTGTATACCTAATGTTTTTAAATAATTTTTACGACGTAAGCTTGATAATAAGCGTTGAATTTTTTTTTCGTGTAGATTCATGACCTTGGCAAGGTAATCGTTGGTTGCCCAACAATAACCTTTTTTGCACATAAATGAACTGATTGTGACAAGAAATATTTTTTCTTCGGCTGATAAACTTCTATCGTCTAAAATTTCAGATTTTATTATGGCGTATTGAGACTGATATGTTTGGCGGTCAGGATTTTTTTCAACATCGAAAACTAAAGAAGAGTCGTCGGTTGCTATTGCAAAATCATAGTTTTTATTTTTTATATTGCGGACATGTTTTTTTTGCGGTTGCTCTTGTTGATTTAAATTATGAAGCTGTGTCATTATGTACCTCCTGTTTGTTGATTTAAATTATGATGTTGATGTTAGCCCTCGTTAAATCGGGGGCTTTTTTTTTGACAAAAAATAATTTATTTTCCATGGTATAACCACTGTATTTTTATTTATGATAAAATTCCTTTTTTAATTTTTTCCCTCGATTTTTTCGAGGGGTTTTTTATTGCTAAAAAAATTTTTAACCGTATATACTACAAAAAAATTCATAGGTATTCTAGGTATTATTGTATTCATAAGATGCCCGCTTCGCGCGGGCTTTTTTATACTTCTTTGCATATTTCCTTGATAATCCTATCTTTGATTTTTTTCCACCGCGCTTTATTTTCGAAATCTAAAGTAGGGTATGATTGTTCGCCGTCGGGGCTTTTTTGGTACGGGAAAAAAACGTACGTTTTACCGCTTTCGTTTTTCAAGTATCTGATCCCCCTCATATGTAGACCGTAAAGTGGAAAGAAGACGTGCGCGGTTCCTGTTTCGACAACTTTCTTGTCTTTGTTCTTCGGCTTGCGCATATTTTTTAATACGTGCTCGGGTACGCTTGGCTTTTTGGGTGATATATCGGGATAGATTTCGACTATTTCCGGAATTTCGCTTTTTAACAGCGTCTCTAATTCCCTTTTCAAAGTATGCTTGGGAATGTGTTGTAAACCAGTATTCAGCTGATCTTTTGTTTTCACTAATCGGACTTTTTGATTTTCCATGGTAGTACTCCTCCATTTTTACATCTATGGACCATTTTAATTTGCTACCAACAGACACGCGGCCTTTTAAAATATTGTTTACATGCCACTTGTTTAGGCCTAAAAAATTAGCTAAAGCGCGTATTGTTGGTTTTTCAGTCAAAATAAAATAAGCAAGTTTCTCGAAATAATCTAGTTTTTTATAAAATTTTGGAGGAGCCATTACTTTTCTCTTTGGTATAAATAGGGTTATTGTTATCGTATTACAAGAAAATTAATATAATCAACTCAAACCACAGAGAAAATGAGGTATACAATGTCAAATTACGCGTTTTATCGCGTTCAAATGCGCGATTATTTCGAATCTTTACTTTTCCAAGCTGGATATTCTTTTATTTCCAGAAATCTACGAATTATTAGAGCAGCCGCTCACGATTTAGAAGTCGATGACTTTTTTTATTATACCGTAACTCACGGAGATAGCTTAAATCCGTATGAAAAAGCTTCTTATCGCGGTCTTACCGATCAAGAAGTGGTGGAAATTGGCGGTTATACTCTTTCTCTAGTTATGGATCAGTTAGAAAAAGATCTGCGCAAACGCGGTCTTAACCCTAATATTGGAAACTTTCGCGATTTTAACAAAAGACCTAGCGTGAATTACAATAATAATTTACAACAAAGCCTTACAATATAAAAGGGTTATATGAAAATTTCGCCAAAGGGATGGTATCTTATCGAATCATCTACAGATTTAATAGAATATTTTAACATGCTGGAAGGAGTACATCATGGAAAAACAAATCAAAACCGAAGAAGTGCAAAGCGCGCAAGTTCTAATCAACTACATTTTGCAAGTAGTGAAGGAGCTAAAAGAAGAGAACGAGGAACTAAGAAAAACGGCGGAGAACAAAAAGGTATATTCATCGGATCAGCTCAACGAGCTATTTGCTGCACTTGCGAAGGCGCAAGCGGAAATGCCGATCGCCAATGAAAATTCCACTAACCCATACTTTAAAAGCCGATACGCTGATTTAGCGCAGATCGTAAAATGTGCCAGGCCCTGTCTAGCGAAAAACAACCTGTGCGTGCTGCAACCGCCATGCGTAGAGGAAAACGGGCGCGTGATATTACCTACAATTCTCGGTCATAGCAGCGGTCAATTTATTCGAAGTGAACTTCCCGTAACACCCACTAAGCAAGATATTCAGTCATTTGGATCGTATCTCACGTATCTTCGAAGATACAGTTATACAAGCTTGATTGGTATGGTCAGCTCAGACGATGACGACGACGGCGAACAAGCTATGGTTGAAACGCGAGAAATACGCGCTAAAAAGCCATCTATTACTAATTACAAGCCAAAAGAGCAAGCATATGAATTTATTACAAAAGAGCAGCGTGAAGAGCTTGAACATGAACTTGATGGTTACGATGATATTTGTGAAGAGGTCATGGAAAAACTGCAGCTTGGTAGTTTGGCGGATATGCCAAAATCTAAATTTTTGGGATCTATCAAACGCATTCGTGAACTAAAACAAATAAGGGACGGAAAATAAAATAGGGGCTACGCGCCCCTAAACAACATAACAAAAAAGGAGTACTAAGATTATGCAAATCATAGACTTGCAAGATCAGAGTGATGCATGGAAAGTATGGAGAAAAGGAGGTATTGGGTCGTCGGATATTGCCGCCATTGTTGGTAAAAGTCCTTTTGCAACAGCTTATAATATTTTTGAGGAGAAAATCGGGTTAGTGGATTCAAAATTTATGAATCTTGCTATGCTTCGAGGTAATTGTTATGAATCAGACGCTCGCAAAGCTTTTAATCAACATATGCAAGCGGAGTTTTTCCCGATCAACATCCAACACGACATTTATAATTTCTTTCGTGCATCACTTGACGGATATAATAGCGATTTAAACAAATTTGTCGAGATCAAAGTTCCCACGGAAAAAAACTTTGAGTTATATGAAAGCGGAGAGATCCCGGAACATTATTACATTCAGATGCAATGGCAAATGATGGTATCGGATCTTCCTTCATGCTATTTTTGCATCTTTAATCCTGATAGCCAAAAAAGCTTTGTGATGGAAATTGAGCGCTGTGAAGAAACGCAGGAATTTTTAAAGCAAGAAGCCTTGATCTTTTGGGAAAATTTGCTTAACGATATTCCCCCCGCACTTTCGCAAAAGGATTATCGCTACATAGAAGACCCTGAGCTTAAAAAATATGAAGAAGAATACCTAAGGCTTTACGAAGAAAAACAAAGGCTAGACGAGCGCTTAAAAGAGCTTAAACCGCATATCTTAGATTTTGGAGACGGCGGTAACTTTAAAACCGATAATCTTACAGTGTTTTTAAAAAACAGCGGTGGCGCAATTGATAAGAAAAAAATGAAAGAGGATGGTATTGATGTTGAAAAATATATGAAGCCGGGAAAATACTACTACAACATTAAGGTTAATAAGAATAAATATGAGTAAAAAAGATATTATTATCGCTGTATTATTTTCCGCTTTTCTTGTTATGGCGCTGATATTCGTTTGAATTCGGCGTCAATTCAAGTTCTACGTCGAAAGTATCTTCGATGTTTTCTTCGATAGCCTCTTCAATCGGATGGTCGTCGGGAAACCCAAACTTTTTATTTAAGTAAGAACAACTTACAATATTTAAACAGATTAAAGATGTGATAATTCCTTTCATTAATCTTTCCTTATTATAAATCCTGAAAAAGAAGTAATTAGACCTGTAAACCTTAAAATATCTACTGTTTTTGGTCCGCCAGTAACTTCCGTAAATACACCTACTTGATCCCCGGCGGATAGGTTTAAAAATGTAGAGATATTTAAGGCTAAATTATTGCCTGCATCAGACATGCTAAAAAAATTACCCCTGACAACTCCTTGTACTTCCGTGCCACCTATTAAAAACTGTAGTTTACCGGTGGTGTGAGAAGATGTAAGACCGGAAAAACCGACAGAAGAGTTAAATTGATAATACCCATCAAATGGCGCCGTAAATCTTCCTGTCGCAATATTGTAGTCATTATTTAAATCAAATTCTTCATTATCAAATATGATTAAATATCCTGTTCCATCTCCAGTGACATTTGATATGGTTGAATTTAAAAAAACATTAAACAAAGAACTTGTTGCCGTGCCGCCACCTACTAAACTGACATAGCCATCGCTATTTACGTTGAATTCGGTAGATTCAAATTGCGCTAAGCCGCTCGCTAATTTATTTCCTGGAGCCCCTGTTACAGTTGTCGCGGATTGAACTTCGATGTCAAATGCGTTTGCCGCGCGTGAGATAGTTTGAATTGGTGTTGAATTGTTATTAACGACATCCCCTGCAATGGTTATTTCCCCGGCGCTATCAGCAACCACCGGATTGGTTCCAGGCGCTACATTATCATCTACATTAATCTTTCCTAATGGAGTTTCGGGATTGATGGTAGAAAAAGTTACCGTATTTCCCGTAGCTGAGGTAGAAATATTGTTGCCACCCACGAGATTAACAACGCCGGAATTAGGCGTTGCGCTGCCACTGTCGGCGTCATATTGGGTTGCTATAGGGTCAATCCCTTCAATCGTTAGCGTATTTGTTGCGGGGTTGCCGTTAACTTGTATGCCTGTGCCGCCAAGGATATTAATATTGTCGCTCATGTCAGGCGGAACGGCGCCGCCGGTATCCCCGGTAAGCGTATCAAGTGCAGCCGCTCCTCCTGTAATTTGAACCCAAGTCGCTACGCTACCTGTTAAATTTGCTAAATACCAAAGGCCGTTGCTCGTAGTATTTAACCATAAATCACCAACGACAAATTCTTTAAAATCTTGCGTGGTAGGATCACGGTTTAACTTAATAAAGTTAGGTGGCGTTGCTGCGCGGTTACCGAGGTATTGAAGGGATTGACGACCGAGAAAATTGTGATTAAAGTCTGGCATAACTAACCTGTATATAAACCAAAGAGGGTAAATTTTCCTGCGTCAATAGTATTTACACCAATTGGAACAAATCTAAATGCATCAACATTAGTAAGGGTGGTTTGTCGACCATAAGTCATTTCAAATCCATTATAATTTTGTGGCCGAAAAAATCCATAAATTGAAACATTTGCAGAACTATTAAAATTATATAAATAAATTTGACCATTGGTGTTATTAATAGCTCCCGTAAAAATTTGAAAAGCATCAGTGATGTTTTGATTGATCCAAGTTGCCGAATTATAGGCAATAAAGGTATTTCCTGATTGATAATTGCTTGTTTGCCAAGTAGAGCCATTATCATCGGAAATTTCCATTTCTAAATTAGACCCTCCACTTAAATCCACTTCTTCTAAAACAACTACATAAGTTTTAAAATTAGAATCAACAAAAGATGTAAATTCAATTGAGCTGGAACTTGAAGCGGTTTGGCTATCTAATCTTACCCAAGAAGGAAAATTAAATTCATTAGCTGTGGTAGGCCCTTTTGATGTATAAACTTGTTTATCAGCGGCTCTTCCTGTATACGCCATTAAAATACCTCATAACTTGTGCCGTTAAAAAGAAATTGCGTCGCTTGATAATCTGTATTCATCACAAAAGTTGTCGCTCCATCAATATTTACCGCGCCACCAACGGTTGTAACCGTTATATTGTTAGTATTCGCATCACCTCCCGAATCTTTAACTACAAAGACGCGTCCGGTATCGGGGCTATCCGGCAAGTCAATAGTTAGGGTTCCGCTAGATACGTCACAACTCATGTAATAATCATCGCTAAGCACGGTATAAGGGGAATCCGTATTATCAAGCGACGTGACATTAACAACTTGTGATCCGCTATGGGCATCTATTGTTATGGAGTTTGCAGCGTTGGTAATCGATATGTTTGTACCAGCAGTAAGCGTTGCAGCGGCGGGAGCTGCGCCTGTCGCGCCAATAATTAATTGCCCATCAGTTAAAGGGCCGACTTCAGTAATTTCTCCGCCGGTTTCAAAATAAGGAATTGCGTATTGCGTGCCGTAAGATATATTAACCACGCCGGTGCCATCTGGTGTCAAAGTGATGTCGCCGTTCGTATCGGTAGAGCTGATGGTGTTGCCGTCTAAGCGCAGGTTATCCACTTCAAGAGAAGTTAGCCCTGCAACATCCGTGTCAAGATTGACGGTAACAACGTTTGTAGCGCCGGCTGTATTGATATTTGTTCCGCCTAAAATATCAAGTATATTTCCGCTAGGAATCGCTGAACCGCTGTCGGTATCAAACTGAGTAGCTACCTCAACATCTACATCGATATTTAGCGTATTTGCGCCTGCCGTTATGGCTATAGTGCCGCCGGTAGAGGTTAAATCCGCAAACGCCGGAGCGCCTCCCGTAGCGCCGATGATTAGTTGCCCATCAGTACCCGCGCTTGTCCATTGCAGTGCTGAACTAGTCCCGGCCCCGTACGCTATGCCATTTGCCGTTTGCGTGCCTAGCTTCGCGGTTAAGCTGCTTGGGATGATGGCTAAATTGGTGCTGGCACTGCCTGCAATTGCTTCGGCGTCTGTTGCAAGCTCGACGACGCCTTTTTGCGTTTCTGTCGCATCGAAAGCCGTTACGGTTAGAGTATGCGTTACGGGATCGCCGCTGGTATCTATGCCTTGAGAGTTTTCCCCAAGAATAAAAAAATTGCCACTGGCGTCAGGCGTTACGGGGCCACCGCTGTTGCCTTCTATGGTCTCGATGACCGTTTCAGTAAAATAAACGCCTTCCTGACTCATATTATCTCGTGGCTATACCATGCCGTTACGGTTACTAATCCATCGGTTGGGCTTGGGGCGGTAGAGTCCTCTTTTACGTAAAATCTGGTTCCAGCGCCGATATAAAAACCGGTTTCGATGGTTTTGTTTGCGCAGACGTCTAACAAAAGATATCCCCGCTTAGGTAAATAAAAATGATCATTAATACCGTCAAAACTAAAAATTAATCTCGTGTCCGTTAGGTTTTGAAAGCGAATGATGCGTAGTGGGTTTTCAAAAGCCGTCCCAATACCCATATATGCCGCGCCAATCGATCCAAAAGCTAGTGTTCGAACGGTTTCCGGTAGTAGTTTTACTCCAAGTGCCATATTATCCCGGGTGGTAGTATCCAGTTATGTAAATATTTCCCTGACCAGCTGTGCCTTTAAGCGAAATGACCGTATTTTTTGCTAAGATGCTTCGCTCGTTTTGTGGCTCGCGATTAGTGGCAGCTTCCAAATGCAAGGTTTGGCCGCTGTCGACTGCATCATGATCGGTGCTCCCATCGTATGAAAGAAGCACCGTTTCCGAAGAATCGTTCACAACGCGCAGAATCGCTGTTGGTTGCTCTAGTGTCTTTGCTGCGGCATAACTGCCCGTTAAACCACTTGAAGCCACTGTAGCCATTTCTAAAGGCTTTAATGAGTCTTTTATCGCCGGCATTACAATTCTCTCACGATAAAGTAAGAAACGTCATTGGCATCTGATGCATTTGTCGATTCGATGGTAAATGACGTGCCTGCACTAATGGTATAACTTAGCTGTCCGCTATCAGATATGCTAGTGCCTTGATACGTTAAAAATATGTGATCATTAGCGGCGATATTGGTATTAGCTACGGTTACCGTTCCAGAACTTAAGGTGGCCGTACCAATAAAATCCGTTACCGCTCCGCCGGTTACTTGCAATTGTGTAGCCGCAGAGCTAAGAGAGATATTTCCACTTGCGTCTACAGTAGTAAAATTTCCGGCTGCTGGTGTGCTACCGCCAATGGTTGTTCCATCGATATTACCGCCGTTAATATCCGCTTTGGAAGTGGCAACAACGCCTGTTCCATCTGGACTTAAGTTAATATTTCCATTGGTATCGGTAGAACTGATGGTATTACCATTAATATTGATGTTATCAACATCGAGTTCGCCGGTTGTAATATCAGAGGAAACATTAATAGAATTATCTAGTGCAAAAGTAATTGTAGAACCTGATCCAGAAGATGTGATATTTGATCCGCCAGCCAGTGTAATATTACCACCACTAGGGCTTATAGCTCCCCCAGAATCACCTGTTAGCGTGTCTACGTCCGATGCTCCAGGGCCTAAAAGAGTCCAATTAGCCGCGCCGGCGCTAACAGTAGTAAGCTGGTAAGTTTGATCGGTGGTTTGATCAACCCACAACGTCCCTATTTTTTGTCTCCGATCAGAATTTTTAGGAGCCCTTTGAGCGCGTATTAATAAAACATTAGATGGTTGATTTTGATTTAAATATGAAGTTGGATTTTCTCCAGCTACTGCATTAAAGCTACCGGTTTGGCTAGTCATTGTATATACCTCATTTTCTCTGGGCGGAAATCTCACGCCCTTAGTCTTTTAGTACCATGAGAGAAATTGAGTGTAAAGAAAAAATTTACAATTGAAATTTTTTATAAAGTTGTAGAAATAAGAAATTTAGAGTATTATGTTAGAAAAAATTACAAGTAAGGTTTATTTATGGAACTTTTAGAATTAGCTCAAAACACTCTACCAACTCTAGTGCCTATTTTTTCTTTAATTGGTTGGGTTATTTATCGAATGGATAAGAAATTTGAAAAAATAGATGAAAGATTTGAAAAAATGGACAAAAAATTTACTGAACAATTTGAAAAAATGGACAAAAAATTTACTGAACAATTTGAAAAAATGGACAAGAAGTTTACTGAACAATTTGAAAAAATGGACAAGAAGTTTACTGAACAATTCGACAAGAGCGATAAAAAATCTACTGAACAATACAATAAAGTGAGCGCACGATTTGATAACATAGACAACGAAATAAAGGAAATAAGAAAAGATATTGCAAGGTTAAGCGAACGTATAGCGGTTGTTGAAACGGAAAATATCATGAATCATCTTTACAAAGAGTCTACAGCTAGCGTAAGCGATATACCAAATAAACGCAGCGAAGCCATGAAACGAGTATGGGAACGAAGACGTAAAAACAAAGGTGATAATTGATGGACTGGCTACAAGTTTTAACAATTGCAGGGTCTACCATTGGTGCGGTTTGGTTTGTGCATAGAGATAATTTATCTTTTCAAAATGATATGAAAAATGAAATGAAAGACTTTCACGGGCGCTTGTGTAGGCTTGAAGAAAAATATATTCAAATGATGCAACGCTTTATGGAAGAAAGGAATAAATAATGGCAATTGCTTTAATTTCCCTGGGTATAACATTGGCCGGAATGTATTTTAAAATAGATCAAATGGTAAGTTTTGGATGTGGTATGTTTATTGGACAGGGAATTGCAGAAATAATAAAAATTTTTAAAGATTAAAAAAAAGATTATGCGTTATTAAAAAAGAAAGGAATAAATAATGAACTGGACGCAATTAGCAACTTTTATTGTGGTTAATTTAGGCTTTAACATAACACTTTAGTTGTGGAGCCGTAGTGAATCACGATCAGATTTAAGAAACTTTTCAGGAGAAATGCATAGCTATTTTAAGGATTTTACAACTGAAATTCGCTCTTGGAAAGAGGAAGTCAACAAAGAAATGAAAGACTTTCATGGCAGATTGTGTGCTATTGAGGAAAGGAGAAATAAATAATGGAGTGGGTGCAAATTTTATCTTTATTTTTAGCAAACGCCGGCTTAATCATTTGGTTTAGATCAGAATCTCGCAATGATTGGAAGTACATAGATGCTAAAATAGATGCTATTCATGAAGAAATAAAAGACTTTCATGGCCGTTTATGTGCTATTGAAGAAAGGAGAAAATAATGACAATTATAGGAGCTATATTTTTAGGATTTTTAGTTGTTTTTCTTGAAGGAATTTCATTTTTCGACTGATTTTTTAAAGTCGATATCATCTTCTTTAATTTTTAAATCAGGAATTTCCTTTTTAGATAATTTAACTAATTCTTTTCCTATTCTATTTGCAACTTGTATTTTATTTTTATTTAAAGCATCAATCATTTGACGTGATAAGTTTTTAAAACGAGGATTAATTAACATTTCTCGTGCTAATTGACGTGCGCTACTTTCGGCAACGGATTCGACTATTAATGGATAGTTACCCGTGCTTAATCCTATAACAAATTGCGTAGCTTTTCTAAGGGTCGGTATTAAATCACTATAAATAGTAGGTTTAAGCCTGTTAGATAAACTTCCGTAATTACTATATAATTGATTAGTAAGTTGTAAATCTTTTGCAAAATTAGGGCTAATTTGTTCAGAAGCTTTTCGAAGTGGTTCTTTTAATTGACCTAATTGAGGGTTCTTTTTTAGTCCTTTGTTTAAAGCTACCTGAAAATTTATTATAGAATCACCGGTTATAGGTTCAGAAATTAATTTATTGTAATCCGCTTCAATTTTTTTAAAGTCTTCAGACGGAAGTTTTTTTATTATTTTACCAAAATCATCAACAATTTTATTTTGGTTACTTTCTGACAATCCTTTTTTCGCAGCGGGCATTTCACGCAACTTATCATATGTTCTTCCAAGTGCTTGTTTAGTTCTACCTAACGCTTTCTGTGTACGCCCTCTTTTTGGTGAAAATTTTGCTAATAGCCCGCTTTCTTCAGTGCCAGTTAAAGCTGGAGCTATTTCTTTTTCCGTTAAACCCTTTCTTCTACCAAACTCTACTAATTCTTTTTGCGATCCTTTAGGTATTATTTTTTTGCCAAATTTTGGAGACAGTGAAGCGAGGCCTTCAAGAATATTTTGACCTGTTTCTCCAAAGCCCATTTCTTCCCCAAGCTGACCTAAAATTGAGGCGCCTGCGGTTCGTGCTCCTTTTGCTAATAAACTTTCTCCACCAGTTAAAAATTGTGGTGCTAATTTTCCGGCTCTTTCGGTTAATTTTAAAGCGGTTGTATCCTCAAGAGGTATTAAATCATTTAATATTTTTTCTCCTAATTCTTGAGATATTGGCCCACGAGGGCCCGGTGCAGATGAAGCTAATTCTTGTGTTCCTTTTAAAGCTCCTCTTGCAAACGCTTTTACACCTGACGGCAATTTAAAATCTTCTTTTTTCAATCCTTTTTTTAAATAAAAACCTTCTTTTTCTTTTTGCTTTGGTTCTTCTGCAAGAGATCTACCAACGAATTGGCCATTTTGTTGTAAATTAGCCTGGGGTGGAAGATTTTCCGTATTGTCGTCTTCAAATAAAGGTTTAGATAAAGGACGCCCTAAAATTGTCATTGTAAAAGAAAAGCTCCTTGATTTTGTGCCTCGCGCACTTCATTTTTTGAAACTGCGCTAGGAGTGCCATCAGGATAAATCATTAAAACTTCGTTTTTTCGTAATTGAGGTTTATATTTTTTTAGGGTTTGATTTTTCCAGTCGTAATAACCGCTATCTTTTAAAAATTTATCATAAAGAGGTTGAACTTTTTGACTTACTAACTCATCTAAATTTAAAGGTACTTCGCCATTAGTTTGATTTAGTATATTTTGTGTTACTTCTTGTTTCTTTTTTGCAATTTCCAGCAACCATTTTTCTTGTAACAAACTTCTTTCTAATGCTTCTTTTCTATCTCCCGGTCTTCCAAAAATATCAGTAATGTAAAAAAACTCCGAAGCGGCAGGACGCGCGCCAAAGTTTTTTCTAAATTGACCCACAGTTAAAGCTTTTTGTATTCTTTGAAACTCGCGTACATCAGGACTTCTTGCAAAAGGTAAAAATTTACCTATTTGTTCTTGAAGCGTTCCTTTTAAACCTCCGACGCCTTTACGTTTTACAATATTTAATCCTCTTTCGACTAAAGGCAAATTCTCTTTTGCAACATTTCCGCTTTCTCTAAGTTCTTTTAAAAATTCTTTATTTTGATTAAAAGCCATTTCTTTAGCGCGCATAACATTACGTTGATAATCTGGAATATCTTTAGCTTTTACCGGTTTAAAAATTTGTTTAGATGCTAAAATTGGTTTAGAAGTTCGAGGTGATTGTTCAATATTTTCTTCCTGAAGAGTTTCGTCATAAGGCTCCGGTTTAATTTGCTTATTTTGCTGATAATCTTGCATAGTATTTGTCTGCTGCAAACCTTGCTCACTAAAGCGATTATCAGCTGGTAAACGCGTTTCATCACCTGTTAAATCATAAGGCTGATTTGGCGTTTGATCGTCTTGTTGATAAAACTGTTGTAATTGTTGTTGTTCTCCTAAAAGCTGTAAAACATTTGTAATTTTATCTGGAGAAATACCCGATTTGCTTAATTGATTAATTTGTTCTTCATTAAGTCCGTATTGTTCTAATATTGGTGATAAAGCTTTTATTTGTTTTTGCTGTTGATATTGACCAAGCAAATTTGCAAGCGTTCCACCAGCAGCCGCACCTAATCCTGTTCCAAGTGCTTGCTCTACTCCTTGCTGCCGAGGTAATTGTATCGAAGCCGGTAAAGTCATCGTGCACCCCCAAGCATGCCAAACAGCGATTGAATAGCATTTTGTACAAAACCCGGGCTTTCAGGAATAGTTTGATATTGAAACCTTGGCTCTAATCCCATTTTAAGCAAATTTTGCAATTGTCCCAGCCCTTGAAAGCCTAAACCGGCTCGCTGAGCGGCTAGATTTTCCGTTAAACGTTCTGCCCCTTGACCTAGCGCTTGTTGAAATCCCGAACTTTGCAAACCGCCTACTTCACCAAAACGCTGTGCGATATCGGGCACGATTTGCTCGCGAAACTGTCTAAGAGCAGGCGCTTGAAACTGTTGCATCGCTTCAGGAGATTGGCCAAGAATATTTGATAAAAAGCCAAAGGCATCGGGTAGTTGCTGCTGAGCGCCCCCGAGCAGTTGATCCAACGCTTGTCCTTGTTCGGTGGTGGTGGTAGGGAGTGCTCTAATTTCTCCCGGCTTACCAAAAAGCCCTTCTTTGCCTCTTGCTGCACCAACCCCTAACGTGCCGGCGCCTAAAGCGGCACCAAGTAAAATTGGTAATGCTGCTGCCATAAATACTCCTTTAACCCTTATATATCAAATATTTGAATTTTACGCCTGCCAATATTCAAGAACAATGTATGTCTCTGTAAATGCTGTTCTATCAACGCCCGTCGTAATAACCACGTTGGTGTTATTTACTAAAAGGGAAATGTTATTTGCGGAAGTTGTGGATGCGAAAGGAAGCGGTATCCATTGAGGAGTAGACGGATCTTTAGAAACACCGTAAATCTTGGTAAAAAAGGTGTTGGTATTAGTGGTTATGTTATGAGCGACGTTTTTAGTGGTAGCGTTGGGTAGCGTTCCAAAATCAATAACTTTTCTTAGCACTCCGTGCTGCTCATTGCCAATTTGCCATTCTACGCCATTGCGAAGCTCTGCAGTCGTATATAAACTAACTTCTCGTCGGTTAATTGCGCTAGCGATGGAGAAATAATTATCTTGAAGCCTTGGTATAAGCGTTTCTTCATCGTATTTAAAACTAGTCGGTAGATAAGGGTTTTGATTTTGCGAACTCATCCAATAATCCTAATAGAGGGCCTGGCGTAAATAATTAAAGCATGAATTACCACATCTGAGTAGACAGTATTTGTATTTTGCATTTGCGCATTGGTTAAAAAATATCGAAATTGCAGTAATTGCGCGTTGGAATTAATATAAACTCGGTGCCAATATTTTTGTTGAAAACCGCGTGTGCTTGGTGGATTTGCGGTAGTTTGCAATGATGTTGGCACCGTTAATGTACGTCCATCGCTGTTTCTTTCGTTAGGTATAACCTCAAGACTAAATTCACCGCTGTTTGTAGCGTTTAAAAAATAATCGGCATGATCTACACTAACACCTCTTCCTTGCGACATAAAAGGCGTAAAACGCTTGGTCAATACTTCAAAATTAGGTAACTCTTCAATTAGTCCTCCACCGCTATACGTGCTTGTCGTTTCAAAATCCTCTACGATCCCGTTATTATAAAAAAGTAAACTAAACGTATTAGTAGTAATGCTTGCCGGATCTACTTGAAATATCTCTTGGGTATTAATCTCCGACATTCCAATAACGTTCGTTATCTTTATCCACTCTCCTCCTTCAAAGTTATGATTTGGAGAAGTGACAACTGCCGGATCCGCGGTGGTGATATTAGAAATGTAACGTGAATCGTCATTACCAATTTGACTTCGCGCTATTTCAAATACAAATCCCTGACTATTGCCCGCGCATACATTGGGAAAAGCTGATTGCAGAGAAGGGTCATTCCACGGAATGTTAGCTTGGGCCCAAGTCATATTCATATCAGCCCAAGTCCGATCGTCAAAAGTTTGATAATTGCCAAAACATGTGAATGAATCTTTAAACGTAGCCCATGAATTTTCGCGGTAATTATAAACCAATATACGATTGGGAAATTTACCATTAATTCGTGCTTCGGGAAAAGTCCAATAAACAAGTTCTTGGCGATAATCACGTATGCCATGAACGCGTCTATATCCGTCTTCTTCGTTGTGAATATTAAAAACCGTATCAGGAATTTTTTGATCGATTCTTGTAGCGCTGTTGCTGGTAGCGTTAATAATTGCGCGGTTACCGACCATCAAAACGCCCTGATCAAAACCGACTTGGCTAAATGTTGACTCCGAACCGAATTCCGCACTGACGCGCTGCCATACAAAAGGAAGGATAAAGTCCCCTGTAGCCCGTAGTTGCCAAAGAGACCTTTCAAATCCTACCATTAACGTATCGTAATAAAAAAAGGCGGTGAGAATTTGCTCGGAGGTTGGCGCATCGACAAACCCTCCTCTACCCGGCGTATCTTGATCCCAAGAAGTCGATGTATTGGTAGGATCGCCGATTTGCGAAAAACGCGCGCGGTTTACATAAGTGCGATCAGCTGCTCCGTCATTTTCGATAGTGTTTAACGCAACAAGTCTGCCTTTGTAAGGAATTAAAATACGCGCCGTTTGTAGCGTTTGTGGCCCTACTGTAGATATCGTAGGGCTAAAAGTTGTCCACGTTGTGCCATTGTAATATCGAATTCCGTCAGTAGCGTTATAATTAACCGCCCAAAGGCCATTATCATAAGGATTCGCTAAGCGATAGTTTACCGCCCAAAAAAATTGACTGTCAGAACCTGACCACGTAATCGGCGCTCCGGAATTAGGAATTACTTCAAAACGGCTATTAGCATTGCTATATAAATAACTATAGCGAGTGTCAAAAGCAATAAGACGTTCTCTGTTGATATTGGATAATTCATAATTCCAAAGCCCCATGACCGGTCGATTTGGATTATAAGCAAAATTCGCTGTTGTTGCTACACCCGTGCCGGCCGTATGTGTTAATGTTATGCTTCCCGTTGAGTAATTTATCGTTCCAGAATTACCGCCTGTGGTTGAAGTAAGGGTGCCATCGCCTTGGTCGGTAAAAACAATAGGGCCCGTAATCGTAATTTCTACGCTGCCCGGCACTACCGTTTTATTGGCATCTGCGCCTCCAATCCCCGAAGCGGTAAAAATATTAAACGTCCATGGGGAAGCCCCCGTGTTTCCAACAGACTCGCTGGTAAACGCCAATTGCAGCCTACCTAATAAGCCATAGCCTAGGCGCCGCTTTAACCTTCCGCGATAAATATACATATTTTCTAGCTGCGGGTAAGCATCTTCGGGAAGTAAAAAGGACTCTAAATCGGTTTCTAAACCGGTAGATTGAGGGGCAATAAGAAAAGGCTGATGCGGCATTAATCCCCTATGGCTAAATATCGAAATGTAGCTGTTGAACTTGAAGTTGCAGTACGTTGAACCGCATTGACGTCGAAGGAGGTAGTGCTTATAGATTTTAAATAGACAAATGAATTTGGCGTACCAGAGCTGTCTTCAACGGTTAATAAAACTTGGTAAATATTATTAAACGCCGGAATGTTAGCAGGGTTTGGAAAAGTCACGGTTGCATTGCCGCTTTTACTATCAGTACCCCATTTAAGCAAAATGCCCGACGGAAGTCTTGTCCAGCCGTTGGTTGCCGCTAAAAGACCTGTCATTTCGATTGCGGTACCGTTTGATTCTCTGCGAAAAAACAACTGGGTATCAGAAGTTAACGAACTTTCTTTGCTATAAATAGCTCCTTCGTTTGCGGCGGTTGTGGGATCGGCGCCTTGTTCAATATACGTGCTTTTTTTGTGCTTGCCATTATCTGATGCGGCAGTAAAGGTCACGTGATCGACAGCATATTGAGTATTTAGAGCGGTAAAGTTATTTTGCAAATCGGATTGAGAAGCGCTAATAATATCGATAGATGCGGGAATATTTGGTTGATATGTCATTTAAAATCTCCAATTTTCATTATATCCAAAAGGGAAACCCGTTTGCTCAGTATATATCGTTGCGACACGCTCGTTTGTTTGCTGAACAATTGTTCTACGAAGCACTAACCGTTCCTGCTCTTTAAAACCCGGCATAATTGCGCTTAAACTTTCCATGTCTTGACGATCCTCAAGCACCTTTTTTGCTGCGCCATAAGCAATGTATTGCCACCACTGCTTAAGTTCGGGTACGCTGCTGGTATTCATTAGATAACTGGGTTGGCGGTAAATTTCGACTTCTACGCGATAGATTTTATCGGGGACAGGACGCAGAATAAATTGATTGTCAAAGAAAAGCATTGCTTCGGGCCGGGATGCAACGTAGGGCACCGTAAAAATAGTTATTTCATTAGGATTAGGTATAGACGCGGAAAAAGTGACATCAACCGCACCAGTTGTATAATTCACCGTATTTGTTCCGACGCCAACGTCGCCAATGAGATTGCCATCGCCATCATCATTAACTTGCAGTGCGTTACCTGCGGAATCAACCGCGCCGATGGTTACATTGTTTTGCAAAAAAGGCGTTTGCGTAACGGTTCCTGTATAGTTAGCAACTCCTGATCCCGTAGCTAATATTTGCTCGAAATTAACTTGGGGATAAACGCGGTAGAATTGTTCCCTAGATTCCGTATAAAAAGAATCATATCCCGCAATGTAAATCGGTTTGGTTACGGTAATCGTTGTGTTGGGATCATAATCTGTATTAGTTTGATCGTAAACGTCTACATTAGGTTCCGTATAAAAAACCAATGTTTCTCTAAGCGTAAACAAACGAATATGCTCGGGAAAATCATAGAGAATAAACGTATTGATATAATCGTTGAGATCATCAGTGGTGAGTTGTGACTCCGACGGCGATCCCGTTAAATCACGAACTTTTCGTTGAATTCTTTCTAATGTAGCGGCTGGAGCGGGTACACTCATCGATCCCCCGTGGGTAATACATTTTTAGTAGCTCCGGCAAATGTTGCATTAATTTCTCCAACGGGAACAATTTGGGCGCATTGTTCATTAAAGGGAAAAGAAGATGGCGCTCCAAAAGAATCAAAATTAGTAGTATCAATATTAATCGTAAATTTGTTGGTTGCGGTTACGGTTACGGTAGCCAGCTTTTGATTAAGCTGCGTCATGCCGTAACCTTCGGGCACATAAAATCGGATGATTTCGCCGTCTATATAGTCATGATCAGTAGTAGTGGTTACCTCAGCCTCTTCGGCGTTTGTCACGGCGCTTATAATACGCCTAGCAGGCTGATATGTAGGCGCTGTATTGGCATAACAAGTAGCCATTAGTCCACATCCTCAGGATCCATAAATTCAAGGCTTTGAAAAGAGGTCCTTTTTACCTTTGCACCAACTACAACGTCAGGGTTTCCATTTTCATCAAGTTTATGAGCATGCACGGGGTACCAGCAGTTTTTATTTAAATGCTTAGCTACTCCTAGAGGAATTTCATAAACTTGGCCATCGCATAAAGTATAGCGTTCAATGGGATCTTGTTTAAATTCGCGGAAGAAAAATGAAACTTGCCCACCGGGCACCTCATGAAATTTAAAAATTCCTTTTACTTTTTGACGGTGTTTATCTCGTAAATATTTAAGTTTTTTTGCAGTTACCGGTTGATTTTCATCAGCGGTTTTTATACTTTGTTCTTGCATAATTTTACCTATATAGATGAGGGCCTTAGGGGCCCTCTTTTTTTTATGTATTACTTATATTTTCGGACTTTCCGGCTCTCCAATAAATTACATCACTTGTAGACCCAGCAGGCCCGTCAATACCGCTACCAAGACGAATTCCTATAAAAGAAACGTTGTCTGTAGCGCCGACTAGAACACTGGATTCATCACCGAAGGGTGTTGCTTGTGGGTGTGTTAAAGGAGCTGTTCCCGCAGTTGGCCAAGCAAAAGCGGTAAACCCGGATGTATCGATATCAACCGTCACGGTGTTAGTAAAACCGTTGGCGTCAGCGGCGCCGGTTGCGGTAACCTCGCCTCGAAGTCCTTCCAATTCCGTCATTCCAAAATCATCAAGTCCTCTAAATACAAGGAGATCTCCGACTTGGAAATTATGCTCGACGGCAAAAGTTACAATTGCATTTGCCGCTTGCGAAATATCGGTAATAACACGATTTCGCGGAGCATATTTTGGTTGAAAAGGAATGCGACGCACATTAAAGCTTGTTGAAGCAGTAAAGTTTGCCGTATTCGTATCGAGGTTGGTTAATTCAAAGGTATTTGCAGCCGTTCTGGTTATGGAGAATTCCAAACCATTAAGTTGATCCATATTATCAGAATTATATATGCGAACGACATCACCCGTTGAATATCCGTGACCGGTTACCGTACAAACGGCAGGAGCTGCTTTAGTAATTGTAGTTCCAGTCTGCTGCGCTTCAGGAGTAGTGTTAGATGAATCTACTAACGTAAAGCCTCCTGAAGTGACTTTTTCTGCCTGCAGAGTGTCTGCGCCATCCGCTTTTGTATATTCAAAAGCATGACCGTCAGCTAGACCGCGCTGCCATTCAAACTTAACTCCGCGACCGGGAGTTTGAGTAGTAGCCCACTGCGTTTCATTGATGACTTCAATCCAATCCACATCGCTGCGAATTTCAAGATCTTTTGCATTGCCGTCGGAAGTAAATCTTCCTTGTTGTATAATTGTTCCGTATGGCATATTATAACCTCCTCGTTGCACGTAGATTGATGATCCAGGCATCATTGGTGATACGAGGTACTTCGGCAAACTTGTAGCCGACACTTGCGTTAAGAGCTAGCGGTCCATCATAGATTGGGGCTCTATAGATGAACTGTGCGGAATATCCGTCTTGCTCTATGCAAGCATATGCTTCAAGGCCGACGCAAAAAATATTGAAAACATCGCGACCGTTTGCTGAAGCGTTTAGGGTTTTCGATCCAATGGAACTCACTAAGAATCTGAGGTTTCCAATCGACCCCCATTCACTTCGCAAGGCATTCATTGGTGATGGATACTGATTTTTATGGATAAATCCGGCTACGTTATCCAAATCGCCTGTTAATGCAGTCGAGCAAAGTGCAAAATAAGCATCGCGGGTTGGCGCGGTACCAAATTTGTCTTCGCCTTCAATATTGTCGAGGATGGTCCAAGCGTTAGCGTCAAGTAACGTACGGACGATATCGTCCACGTCACTGCGCGTAATTTCGGTTGGATTATCGCCGTTAACTCCACCGACGGCGTTAACAAAACTAGCTGTAGAAGCGAGCATATCTCGCGTTAGTTCGTCTTCAGTTTGACGAAGCGAGACGCCTAAACGTGCTGCTGCTTCATTAAGGACGGGGTCTTGGTTCTGTAAAGTTACTTGTTCGTTTAAACGAACATAAAGTCCATAAAAATCCATTTTTGCATCAATATCCACAGCGGTTAATTGCGCCGGTGGAGGTGTAACACCACTATTGCCAAGAGGTACAGTCGCTGTAGGAAGAGGGTTGTATCGCCGCATTCTTAGCGTCGTACCACCGTTTCTAGGCATTTGCTTGTGCATTGCAGGAATTTTATGGATAAAATTAGGCACTGGTACTGACAAAAGCTTATAAGAAAAACTTTGTTGCACCGGAGCTGGTAAAGTGCTGGTTGTAGTGATAGATGACATATTTTATCCTTTAGTAAGCCCGTCTCGCATCGTTCATTTCTTTAAGCAATTGCTGTCTAAGCTCTGGGGTAAGCCCTTGTTGATATGCGCCTGCTTGTGAAATTGGCGACTGGCCAAACTGGCCTCCGGCTTGGCTTGCACTTCGAGGTTTAGCAGCGTTTTGCGCTACTCGCTCTTTATTCATTTCGGTTTGAGGATTGGGGCCGTATCCTAAATTCTTAAGCAACTTGTAAGCTGCAACGCCCTTGGAATAAAGATCTTGACTAGCAAATAATGTAGAAGCGAGCTCAGGCTCGGTTTCCTTAAGTTTTTCAATGTTTTCTTTGGTAACAACGCTATCGAAGTCCTGATACTGCGAACGTAAACGCCCTTCAATGCTCATCGCTTGATAACCCTGCAGCTGACTTTCAAGCCGCTTAATTTCGCGTTTAAGATGCTTTCCCTCGACGAGATCATCGGGCGCTATATCAGCTTCTTCTTCTGCCGATGAGGCTTGGCTTTGCGGTTGTTGCGATTGTTGGACATAAGATTCGAGTTCTTGAACACGACGTGCAAGCTCGTCCCGTGATTTTTCAAGTTGTCTAAAGTTATATTCTTTGGAACTTTCTTTAGACTCCTCGTTTTGTGGCGCGCCTTCGGTTACGGGAGCTAAAGCTTCTTGAACGTTGTTATCTTCTTGAGGGTGGACGACTTCCTCTTGCTCAATAGCTACATCCGACTGTTGTGACATTGTATTATTCATTTTTCTCCTTTGCGTTGACGAAACGCTATACGTCTGATTGGTGGCCATTAACGCAGGCTAACGCACACCTATCTAAGTACTTATATTTAAAAAAATTAATTTACAAGAAAAAAACATTGACATTTGTTTACTAAACAAAATATAAAAAATTTTTTTTCTAAAAAGGAGTGTATATGCTTGATATTGAGAAAATTAAAGAAAATATAAAGAAATGGCCTAAAGAATATTTAACAACTAGAGACTTAGTAGAAGTGGGAATGTTTGAACGAAAACAGCAAATTTATGACTTTAATAAAAGGAATTGGTTTTCTGAAAAATATGCTTTTGATGTTATTGGGAATGTAAATGTTTATCGCAAAGCTGATTTGCTAAACTTTTTTTACGATGAAAGCCTTTTTCCCCAATACGAACGATTATTTAAAGTCATCAAACCTAAAGAAAAAAAATCTCAAACCGTTCCTTCTACCGCAACGGTAACTACGGAACAAATCGGCTTTGAAATTGCTAAATTTTTGATGGATAAATATGTATTACGTCCTAACACTTGATCCGCTTTATGCGTCTAAAGATTTTTTTGATAGTGCTGATGCTGCATCTGCTCATATTAAAAAAGTTATCGATGTTAGCTTAGACTTTTTTAAATCAATGCGAGCGGATGAGCGACAAAAATATAACGTCAAGCGTTTCGAGAAAATGCATGAATTAGTGAAGTGCGTTTATTTTGAAGATCATTTACGGGATTTATTTGGTAGCCGCGTTGAAATGCAAAAACCGCTGACGAACGAAGCATATGCAATATTATGCAATAAGAAAAACAAAGCTAAAAGTGTAGGAAAAGATTTTGAAGAAAGATTTTAGTAACTTAAATTTAAAAGAATTAGAAGAAGAAATTGACGGAAAATTTAGTGAAATAACAAATAAATTAGTACATTGTGATCATATATATAAAGTAAAAAATAATAATTATATTTATAATTTAAAAACTATAAGTTATAAGTATTTTTCGTCGGACAATACAGAAATATTAGTAAAAAAATAAAAAAAGGTTATTTAACGAAAAAAAATGAAAATTTATTTATTTATAAATATATTTTAGCGGATTGTCCTCTCGAAGATAAAATCTTTTTATATGACCATATAATTAAATTTATTGATGAAGTTAAACACAAAATAAATCAACAGTTAATTGAATGTGGTTTTATTAATAAACATGATGAAGACGATGATGAGGATGAGTAGAAGTTATAATTCTTGTTCCAGAAAAAGTATTTTTAGGGATTAAAAAAGTTGTTTTATCGCTGGTAAAAACAAAATATAAATCTGCCAAGATAATACCTTTCCTCCTTTGTATACTAGCGATAAAACCTTTAGTTGTTCCTTTATAGGAAGTCCAAATGCATTTGACAGTTTGCCATTTATTTTGATGCATTATTAAAAGATCCCACTCTGAGCCATGTAAGGGCAAACAAACAGGTATTTTTTTAAAAATACAGTAATTTGTAAAAATTGTTCGTAGTTCTTCCGTGCTTAATTTTTCCATTTTATTACCTTTTTTTATTCGTTACTAAATACTATGTTATGTTTACACTTCTATGTAATCAGTTTACAATAAATTTGTATTTTAGGCATAACTTTAAAATTATATTTTACATATTTAATCAATATATTGTGTTGTAACCATATATTCAAAAAAAATTAAATTTGTTATGATGCATGAAATTTGTAACTTGTTAAAAATGAAAGATGCTACCTGATTACAACGACGCAACGTAATGGATATTATCAGACGTTGGAAATTATAAAAAAATTACATCTATTTACTGTTGATGAAAAACTTAAAAAATTTGGTTATGGCGAATGGATTGAAGAACTGGATTATATAGGGTTTGTTTATAACGATTATTTTTGTGATATCCACAGAAATACATTAGGTGTATTAGTAGGTTATGTTTTTCTTGATTCAAATCATCCATGGCACGGCAAGCCATATGATGAGATTGAAGCAAATGTTCATGGAAATTTAACTTATGGAGAAAAATATTCAGATAGCATGTATATCATAGGTTTTGATTGTGCTCATTTTGGCGATTATGTCCCAGGTCTTTTCTTTTTTTCGAAGAGAAAACAAAAACTTATGAAAGTTACAAATGGGCAAATGATAGAAGATCTTGGGAAACTTACAAAAACATGAATTTTGTTATTAACGAATGCAAAAAATTAGTTGATCAATGTATAAAAGCTGAAAAAAGGTAATTTTACATGAAAAAAAAATTTAAATTTGACATTGACATTTTTAGAAGGTATTTAATTCTTGCCGCAATTTTGCTTTCTGGATTTTTAATAATATTTAAATGCTATTCTTTTGGTGGAATGGGATTTAATACACCCGATATGATTGAGCCAATTTCTCCTCAAACTCACAAAAAAGTTAAACATGACCAAGATAGATTTAAACGTGATAGAATCCACGATCGTGAAAATAGGGGTGATCGAATTAATAACCGTGATCGACAATTTCGTGATGATTATGACGCAAAAAAAATAAAAGAGTCCTGTAACCGCAAAAGTGCAAATCGCAAGAAATGATCTTACGAATATTTTTTGGATATTTTATAGCTGGGTTAGTATTAGTTTTAACTTCCTATTTCTTAAATCATAATAATTCTGAATATATGAGAAAGTTAAAATCACAAAAAAAAGGTCAATGTGATATTATTCCGGGTCTTATTGCTAGGAGGGAATAATATGAGTGCAGATCAATATAATTTATTTCAAAAAGATGACCCATATTGGATGGAATTAAAAAGCATTGAATCTAAGCAAGACAATTTGCGGAAAGGCATTTTTCAGCGGTATTCATCATTAATGCAATATTGCCAATCAATGCAGCAAGAAATCTACGAGCTTCGAGAAGAGCTTAGAAAGCTTAAAAAAGAAGATTTTAGTGATTTAGAGCTTTTTGCTAAAAAATGACATAAGTCGTTATTACTATACAATTAAAGTTTTTTTTTGTATTTATTACAAAAAAAGAGGTTGTATGGAAAACGACAAAAATGTCGGAAAAGTAGTCTATGAAAATCTTCACAAAAAAAGCGAACGTATCCCAGTAGTAGATTTACAACAAGAGTTACAAAAAGATTGGCCTGATCGCATTATAAAAATAGCGGAGGAAGATAAAAAATACTGTGATGAAAAAAATATACAGTATTCTTATCTACATATAATTTTAAGAAAACATCCTCACTTGCCGGGAACCATTGACGAAAAGTTTATTTCTCGTTTATCAGCTCCCGCAATGACTCCTTCAAGTACTCTTTATCGTTTCGATCATCAAAACGAAAATATAGAACTTGTCTGGTCTCTTCCTCCCCCAGAAATTATACAAGATATTATCCAATATCCAATGGATTATTCGAATCAACCTGATTTAGTAAAATTCTGTATGGCGTATAACAAAGGATTTTATGAAAAAGTTTCCTAAACTTGAATGCATGTGGGAAGAATTTTTTTTTACTATAGAACATAGCGCTTATGACAACAAATGGATTGCCTACGGCAAAAAAATGATGGTGGAAAAAGACGCTCTTTTAAGTGCTGAAGCGTCTACTTTGGATAAATTAATTGAAGAAATGCGGATTGCTATTAATTATCATTTAGAAAATTTTTAAATAATGCAATTTTTTTTTAAAAATCATCTTATATTTATTTGGAATGAAAATAATTTGTGGAAAGCATGGGGAATAAAAAAAAATAATATTGATAGTAAGGTTTTTACTAAAGCCCGAAACTTTTCTATGTTAGAGTATAACATAACTAATTATATCAAATAACCGAGCATTCTTCTTCAAAGGTTAGTTCTTCTTTTTTTTCATTAATTAGTTTTATATTTACCGGTTCGCCATAGGAGTCATCAAACATATTTTCTAAAATTTCTATGAGCTCTTGTAAATATTTATCTTTTGGAGTCCATCTAAAAGGTTTTACAGCCAAAGCAATCCCTTCGAATTGCACTTCATAAAAGTTTATAACATATAAAATTGTATTCATTTTTTCTTTTTTTTACGCGCTTCGGAATATGCAATCGCTTTAGCTTGTTTTACATTTTTACTTTTTTACCGCTAGAAGATTTTAATTTTCCTTCTCCGTATTCTTCCATGACCTTTTGAAATTTTTTGTTCTTTTCTGGTGTAATTTTTGTTTTAGCCATTAGCATTCCCACATTTTTCTAGACCAATAATTAGCAGAAGTTTTGTCATTTTTTCCTTTTATACCGCCTGACCTAGCGCAATAGCTTTTTTTAGCTTTAGGATCGTTTTTTTTAATTTTCATGTTAGGATCACCAAAACGAACGGTTTTTATATTTCCGGTTTTAGGGTCTTTAACTTTTACAGCAAATTTTTTGTCCTTACCCGGTGTTCGATAGGGTTTATTTAATTTAGCTTTCGCCATAATTTTTTTTACTATATTTTTCGATTTATTCGTTTCTCAATTTTAAAGTAAACACTTTATTTTTTTGTTTATTGCAAAAGGTGTAGCATGACCCTCCTTTTTTCTGCAGCTATCCTATAAAACATCCATCTATTTTTTAGATTTTAATGAAGGATATTTAGAGTATACTTTTTTCTTTATGCCTGCTGGATTGGGTGCATTATGGGCATAAGAGAGCGCCGCTTTGGCTCTTTTTTTTGTATTAATAGGATAAGACCCTTTTGGTGCTCCGCCGGCTGGGCCTGCAAAATCCGACGCCGGTAAATTTTTATATTCACCTACGTTTGACCCACCCGGTTTTTTGCGCATTTTAGCAGCTTTTTTAGGCGATACTTTTAGCCCTTTACGTATTTTTACTTTTGATTTAGCCATTTTGTTTTTTTCCGGCATTATTTTTTCTTCATTGCCTTTTTCATGCCTTTAGATTCGTCTCTACGAGATTTATAGCTTTGTTTTTTTGAGGATTCTTTTCCTCTGCGCATCCCAAGAGATTCATCCATTTTATCTTTTTTAGTTTGTTTTTTCATTTTATTTCCTTTGTTAAGCTTTTCTATTAATTTTTTATCTTTACTAGCTTCTTTTTTTATAACCTTTAATATCTTCTTTTAAATGCTTTTTTTTACTTTTTCTTTCATCTCTTTTTTCATAAATCTTATCCAATAAATAAAGCTCACTATCTTTATTTTGCATATAATCTTTTAGCTCTTCGACGATTTTCCAAAGTCGGCGTCTTGGTTCGCGAAGTCGCTCTCTTTTCGTTTCCATGCTATACACCTTGCATCCGTTGGGCTAACTAAACCTTCCACCAATTGGCATGACTTTTGACCTTGGTAAAAACGGCAGTTGCCGCATACGGGTCGGTGGTCATGTTCTTTATATCTAGCTTCGTGTTTTTCGTGAGTGGGGTTATATTCTTGGTATTTAGATAATTTGATGCCCCGTGAGCGGAAGAAGTTGCAAGAACCTTTTTGCTCATCGACGTTACCTTTGACGATATGGCACTTGCCGTTTTCAAAGGCGTCGCACGATTCACAGGTTGGATAAAAATTATATCCTCGTACATATTTTAGCTCGCTTTTGGTCCATTTTTTTT